AGAGTAATTTTGAAGTAAGAGAAGATGTTATTCCGAATTTTTCCGGTGTGCGGCTTAGATATGGAACAGAAGAAAAATGGGCCAATTTTGGCGCAGCGAACATAAAAACATCCTTTTTACCCTCTGCTATGCATATTAGTACGAACGAAAATACACAGCAAATGTATACCACCATTAAAGAGTTGCAGAGTGTCGAAGAAATAGCGCCAACGGAATTGGAGTTAAAACAACCCCCAGTTTTTGGGGATAGTCGTACTAAAGTTAAAGAAAATATGGTTAAGATATCACGTAAATCTTTTAAACATCAAGGGTATATATCCGACGAGGAAATGACTTTTGTGAAAGAGTGCGTGAGATCTATATTACCTAATAAGATAAGTGACCTGACAGATGAAGAAACGTCTTTTGGAGGTACCAATGTGAAGAGTTTTAAGAAAGATACTTCTAATGGATTTGCTTGTTTAAAGGGAAAAGAGAGTTATTTAGATTTCGATACGAAGCAATTGACCCAAGAAGGTCGAATTATATTGGATCGTTTTAAGAATAATGCTAAAGAAAAAATTTTTCTTGAGGACGATTTTGTATGTAAGGAAACATTTAAGGATGAGTTGAGAGCTGAAACTAAGATTCACAAGCCTCGTTTGTTTAGGGTTATGCCATTTCCGCATATTTGGTGGTCGAAAAAATTGCTAGGGGAATTGATTCCCTGGTTTAAGAAGAATTTGCATGAATTTGGTGTTTGTATAGGGTTTAACCCATACACAGATTTTGATATGCTTGTAAAGAGGTTACAAGAAGGTACTGTACATGGAGATGAAGATTATTCTGAATGGGACGGTTCCTTATTGGCTTTGGTTTTATTGGCTATAAGAGATGAATTAAAGAGGATATATGTAGGTGATAACGGTGACGTGTTGGATTATTTGATGGTAACAATAGCGAGATCTTGGACAATGGTAACGGATGAGTTGTATGCTACAACGCATTCTTTACCATCTGGTACGTGGATGACGCTGTTGATGAATTGCTTGGTTAATAAAGCATTGGTCGCATTGACGATATACAGAAGTAAGAAGAACGCAACTGTATCTGATTTTCACAAGGTTGTCAATTATGTATGTG